AACAGTGTTTTTGAAGATACTGGAAAATAAAAAAATTCGCGAACTTTATATGGAGCATATACATGAAGATAGTGAATTTGCAGCAATTCGAAAATTTATCGATATGGAGCCATCGATTACAAAAAGTAAATATATAACAAAGTACTTGAATAAGTTAAAAACGCCTCTATTATAGATGTGTGGATGAATTTGAGAAAAATATTTACAATACATATTTAGCGGTATCGAGGTCTGTTGTTAATAAGCCCTTCCGTGTACGTCAAAACTTTAAAGATTTTGACCAGAAGCCTGAATATGCAGCTGTAGTAAAGCTGAGTAAATTTTTTAAGAAACATAAACAGGTCAATATTAAAAGCTTCTTCGAGGCTCCTTTTTTTGTATATGGAGATGATCATTTCGATTTAAGTTTTTTCTGCTCTTATAAAGCAATTAGCGTATATACAAAATACAACGACAACTTCTTAGTCGATAATCCTGGAAGTAAAGTTTGTTTGCAGAAGATAAAAGATAGTATTATTTTTATTAGTAATTACTGCAAACAGCAAAATATAAACATTAATCATTATATAGCTCATAAGGAGCCCGGTGCACTATATAATGCATTTTTAAATCATTTAAAAAACAGGCAAATAAATGTGTATATTTTATTTGCCTATTCACAATTTGATAGTATAATAACGTTGTTAGATTATAACATCAAACAAACATTCTCACCGTCATTAGCTCGAATAAAATATTTGAGAACAAAACTATACACGGCTAACCAAACAAAAAAAAATATCGATATGTTTAAAACATATCTTGAAAAACAAAAAAAATAAAATATAATTAAATCATGAGTAATATAACAAAATCAATGTTCGAATCCATTCGCGGTGCATTAGCAGCTGACGAAGGGAAATCATCAAATAATGCCAATATCCTGCGTACTGAACCAGGCAATACTTACACGGTGCGACTTCTGCCGTTCGCTGCAGATCCGTCGAAGACGTTCTTTCATTATTTTCAACATGGCTGGAATAGCTTTTCTACAGGTCAGTATGTAGCAGCGATTTCGCCTCAGACGTTCGGTGACCGTGACCCAATTGCAGAAACCCGCTATAAATTTTACAGAGGTAATGATGAAGAAAAGGCGATCGCGAGTAAGATTATGCGTTCCGAAAAATGGCTTGCTAATGTTTATGTTGTAAATGATCCTGTTAACCCGGATAATAACGGTAAAACTATGGTTCTACGTTACGGTAAACAATTACATAAAGTTATCGCTAGCGCTATTGACGGTGAGGATGCCGGTGATCTTGGCCCTCGTATCTTCGATCTCGGACCTGATGGTGTTAACTTTAAAATTATTGTTGAGAAGCAAGGTGATTTCCCGACGTATGTCTCATCAAAGTTTACCTTCCCTACTGAGATTAAAGGTCTTGCAGAAAGTGATCACGAAAAAATCTATAAAAGCGGTGTGGAGCTCAACTCAGTCTTCCCTATTAAGAGTTACGATGAACTCAAAGAGATGGTTAATGAGCATATTCTTTGCGAAGATGCCGACACGCGACGTAGCGAGGCAGCTCCTGCCCCTGTTGCTGTACCTACATCTGCCCCAGCTCCCGCTGCACCAGCCCCGGTAGCTGCTGCAGCAACCACAGCTTCAACCGATGATAGTGACATTCAAGATTTGCTTGACGGTCTAGATATCTAATATATATATATATATGGAAGATCAAGAACAGGTCCCACCAAGTAGCTTTGAGAGAAAGCTTACTCCAGAAGAGGAAAAAGCGGTGCTTATTAACTTCATGGGTAATACCTACGGTGAAGTTAAGAAGTTAGACGGTAACATTGTTGGTAATTCAACGTCGCTTGGTAATCGCAGCGACAGTATCAAACAGCATCTAGAACATGTTGTAAAGTCTAATGCAGCTAATACCCCGGTAAATACATCACCTGTTCAAGCTCAACCGGTACAGCAGCCAGTCGAAGCTGTACCGGTTGTATCTCCTCCACTGGTGCAGCCCGGTTCATTGACGGTAAATGATGTACATTCCCAGCAAGATGATAATCAACTAACCTTCAGTTTTGATGTAAACGAGAAAGAAGAATTATTTACATTAATCGAAAAGGTATTAACTAGGTTAGATAAATTGCATCGTAAAGTGGATGATCTTGCAGAAAGTGATAAAAATAGCAAAGTCACTTCTTTACCGATCAAGAAGCGATCAAAAAAAAAATCAGTTGAACCAAAAGAGGAAACCTAGTATAATTGAGATAATATATGGCATATTTAAAACTAAAAAATAAGAAAGACTTCATTACTAACTTTCTCGGACCTATATCAAATCTAAATGATATGTGCGTTCTTAAGGTTACTAACAATAACGTCTCATGTACAATTGCAGCAGCCGATTCAACTGTTGTATGTAGAGCTGATTTAGAATGTGAAGTTGATATCGGGTCAGTAGAATCTGTTACTCTAAATATACCTGATATTAAAAAGCTAATTAGAGTATTAGATATTGTACCAGAAAATGAGATATCTATAACAATAAACGATAATAATATTTCCTATAGTAAGAACGGGTATAAGTTTAGATATCATGTTCTTGACGATGGTATTATTAAACTACCTAATATTAATGTTAATAAGATTAATAATCTGGAGTTTGATACTAACTTTAAAGTTATCGAAAAAGATCTAGGAATGCTATATAAGGGTAGTTCATTTACTACCGAAACATCTAAGCTTTACATCTTCCAAGAAGGCGAAGGTATCTCCGGAGAGTTGGGTGATAAGAATCGTCATAATACAGATAACTTCGTATGTGTGTTAAGTGAAACCTATGAAGGTAATGCTTTATCAAAACCCCTCGCAGTTAACTTTGAATCATTTAGGTTATTAAGTTTTGGTGGAAGTCGCGAAGTTAATTTTAGAGTTAACCAAGATATGGGAATCATTACCTGTGCACTGAAAAAAGGCAGCACATCATTGATTTACGTTGTATCTGCATTAATTAATTAATATGTTAAACAAAGACGGTAGACTCAAAGAGAAGAAAATCAGTAATAAGCTTAAAACAGCTGGTTATACTATTAAGAGATTAAAGGATAATGGCTTTGTTGTATTTAAGATGTTCAACGCCTATAGTACCGTCGATCCACGTCGATGGACGATCATGATTAATCCCGGTGATGCATCTGTTTATATGACATGCCATCATAATAAAGATAATCTAAATGAGGTATTATTTGAGTTAGATGATGGTGGTAACAATTTTAACCGAGGCTTCTTTGTTAAGACAGATAGTATCGAAGTTATCGTTAATGAGCTTATATCTAAAGGAGTTAATAACGATCCATCAAAAAATCCATTTAGTAAACTTAAATAATCACATGGGTGACGAATCCTTAGAATCGAACGAGTGTAATGATGAAAATTCAAGCACTGTTCCGCCTCTCTCTACACTACCAGTAGATGTAAAGGTAGATAAAGTAATTCAAGATGTAATACGCCTAATCGTCAAGGAGCAATCTAGTAAAGAAAGGGCAGATACAGATATTGATGCAATGATAGCTACATGCGCTGAATTTATGAAAAGCTTTATTATAATGGGCTATGATTTTGACGATAATGCGATTGCTCCTATATTTTATGCTAAAACAGATCTTGAAGCGGACGCGTTATCTCACTATATGCAGCAATATTTTGTCTCTTCTATGAAACATGATGGTTGATTTTCTGCATATATATTATATAATAGTTATATGAATATAGCTGTACTCGGATCAGGGTTTATTGGTAAATATCTTAATAGTTACCTTTCAGATAACCATCTTACATACCTTCTTAACCAGACAGACGATCAGTATCATATACCGTATCGTCTTCGAGAATTTATTAAAACGCATAAAATTGATGTTATAGTTAATACATGTGGATATACAGGTTACCCTAACGTAGATTCATGCGAAGATAATAAAGCTTCGTGTACATTATATAACATTACAGTGCCGCTAGTAATTGAAGAAGAGTGTAAAGCTGCAAATG